GTGGCCCTTAGTGATACCAAACTCCGTAGCATCAATGCTAAGCCTTACAGCGGCGCAGCTGAGGTCACAGATGGTGACGGGCTGAGTGTACGCATAACCCCCACAGGCACGATAACATTCCAGTTTCGTTATCGCTGGAACGGTAAGCCCGTTCGCCTCTCCATTGGCCGCTATCCCGCTATGTCTCTCAAGGAGGCGCGCGTAGTCGTCGGTGAGATGCGCGAATTGTACCTCAAGGGACTAAACCCGAAAAATTATTTTGCCAAAGAAGATGGCGAGTTGACTCTCAAAGAGTGCCTGGATCAGTGGTGGGGTAAGTATGTTGAAACGCTGAAGCCGAACACTCAGACGCTGTACAAGTCCGTTGTGTACAACACGATGTACACAGAATTCCCGGACGCTCCGGTAGTTAACATTCCTATTTCTGCATGGGTGCGTTTCTTTGATAAGCAGGAAAAGAAGAACAGCAAAAAGGCCAGAGTGCTTCTTCTACAGTTACGTTCTGTAATGAACTGGTGTATCAGCCGCCAGTTGATCCCATCGTGCGAGGTACTGAAGCTTAGCGTTAAGACCATTGGCAAAAAACCTGATGTAGGTAGCCGTGTTCTTACGTATACCGAGCTGGCTAAGATTTGGCTAGCTCTTGAAAACAACAAAATCGTTACTTCTAACAAGGTGCTTCATCAGCTGCTTTTGCTTTGGGGAGCCAGACTATCAGAGCTGCGTCTGGCTACCGCCAGCGAGTTCAACATGGATGATCTTGTCTGGACGACTCCTGCAGAACATTCCAAGATGGGTAACGTTATCCGTCGCCCGGTGTTCGATCAGGTGAAACCTTTTGTTGAAAGGCTTCTCAATTCTGGCAACGACGTTTTGTTTCCCGGTCAGGAACTGGACAAACCTATAGATCGCTCTTCAGCTAATCTCTATATGAAAAAACTAAGGGATAAAATTGATATACCTGAGTGGAGAACACATGACTTTAGGCGCTCGCTGGTGACAAATTTATCAGGGGAAGGGGTTATGCCACACGTCACCGAAAAGATGCTGGGGCATGAGCTAGGAGGAGTGATGGCGGTGTATAACAAACACGATTGGCTGGTGGAACAGAAAGAAGCATATGAACTTTATGCAGATAAAATCTATTGGTATATTGATAGAGTAAAGTAATGGTTTTCATTATTCTATATGATAGATTTATCTATATATAAGAAATGATGTTTTTGAAAATTAAGGGCGTATTATGACATCAGAAAGCAACAGAAGAGGTGTGTTAGGAACGAATTATGTTCAAAGGGTTTTAACAAAATGGGGGTGGGGCTTTCAAAAAATTGACCAAGAAAATGATGATGGATTTGATGCGATTATTTATATACGTTCAAAAAAAACTGATGCAGACGCTCCAAATGACATCCGCAAACAGTTTTGGGAAGGTACTGGAGGTCTGCTTCATGTCCAAATAAAATATGGTGATGGATATATAACTAAGAAAGATGCAAATGAATTGAGATTAAATATAAAAAACCTCCCATTAAAGAGAGAGATTTGGGTGAAGTCAGCACTGCCAAGTATCTTGATTTTTGTTTCTGAAGACGAGAAAGGAAATGATTACGGCTATTGGACTGACTTAAAGTCAATAAACTCTTATGTAAGTGAGACGAGCACAATTTTAAAAGTGCCATTAAAAAACAGATTTTTTGTTTCTCAGGAATGTAAGGGGCCATTGAGAAAGCTTGCGAGGGCATCATACCACTATTCCAAAAAAACCGTAATAGATCTTTCAGTATATGATTCACTTGATGGAATTTTAGAACCTAAACTTCGCGGTGGGATTGGGTTACCAATAAAACAAAAAGCACTTAATTTTTATAAAGCATGGAAAAAGGTTGGTGCAATTAATCCATATTTTGGGGAGGTGTTGATTAATAGGACTGGATGGTCACATATAACCCGTAAAAGTCGGCCTATGGGACGTATAGAATCTAGTTTTAATCTTTTGCCATACGCTTCAAGAATAATTAATGATATTTCTAAGTGGCGTATGCTTACCGGCCCAAAAGTATATAGTAAGAGACAAGATAATCATATTACTTATGTGGATTTTATTGGTTTGACTGCAAAGGTGATTATGAAAAATAGAGAATCAACAGAGGTAATGGTTGTTTTAAAAAGGGAAACGAAATACAGTAATGGTGACTTGTCTTCTGATCCCATAACAAGACTTTGGTTCTATACAGTATACGAACCTGGCAGAGGAAAATGATAATGGCGGTACAATCGCGCTCAGACTTAACCAGACGCTACATAACAGTAACCGGCACCATTTATGGATGGCTCCCTTATTGTGCGTGTACCGCCGAGATATACATTACACAAATGTCATCTAGAGTCAAGAGTTCGATTAACCCCGCCTTGTTCAATCCACAGGCTTACGGCTTTTCGGCTATACCTTGAAGGGTGTGTCAAAACGGGATTAGGAAAACCATGTTCTTTTCTTAATCTCCAAACTGCTGTTTTTTTCTTACCCAGTAATTCGAACACTTCTTTCTCTTCCATAAAATCTGTAGAAGTCATAAGCACCTCATTCAAAATTACCGTTAAAAATACACGTTCCACACCCACCGCGAGCCCCTTCAGTACAAACATCACAGCGATCTACTTTTTTACGAGGTCGTTCTTTGATGTGCAGCCTTGGTTCCCCATCTTTTGGTTCCGGCCATGAGCGCTGCTTGTTCACCGCCAGCTTTTCGATCATCGCCTGGGTAATCTGCTCATCTGCAATACCGGAACGGTGCTGAGCGTCCCACAACAGGAACTGCATATCCGCCCACTCTGAAAGGTCGTCTGGTGCCGCTGCGGCCTCCAGCGCTTCTTTGCTGAGGTGCTTCAGCGGGCCAACCGGGCCGACATTGCCGAAAGTTGCCTGTGACCACTCGGCGTGCTCGTTGCGTACCTGGTCTCTGTCCATTGCGTCCAGTGCTATGCGGGCCAGCGCTTCAGCTTCTTCTGCTGGCAGCATTACGTTGCTTCCAGCTCCATAGGTTCCACGCCATGATTTAATTTTTTCCAAGCGCTCTCTCGCCAGTTTGGTGATATCAGTCATCGGAGTTATCCTCGCAGCAGTAGTGAGCGCCGTCCGGGTAAGTACTTTTGAAACCGCAGATATCACACTCAATTTCGTCATGGGCTTCTTCATCGCATTCGTGACTTTCCGGAGCGTCGGCTTTGTAATAACCGCCGCAAAAATTGCAGCGGACTTCTGCCACATCGTCATAGTTAGTAGTCCCGGCTATCATTTGTCGGCCCCCTCATGCAGCTGCTCTGCGATGCACGAAAAAAAAGACTCCCGCGTATGACTGTTAAGAGCTGGGGCAAACGCCGCATTAAGAACGGCAGCATCACAGCCGTCATCGGTATAAAGCGCGATTTTTTTCTCCAGACGCGCTTTCGCTTCCTGCAGCTGCATACCCCGGCAGGCGCGCGGGATATATTCCGCAATCTGTGAAATAGCCTTTTCGTTCTTTTTAAACATGCTTCACCTCGATAGGCTTGATGGTGTCGAGCAGCAGCCGGCGGCGCGTATTTTCTGCAAAGTGACGGCGCCCTGTTTCTTTGTGGTAAAACTCGTTTTTGCCGACGACCCACATCCGCTCTGTCTGGTGCAGTTTTTTTACCTTCGGACCGTCTCTGGTGATCACGGTGCCGGTATGGGTTTTTACGATTGTCATACAGCCTCCCCAAGCACCCAACGGAGTGCGCTCGCATACTCACCCTCGGCAGATTCCAGGGCTTTAGTAATTTCTTTGCGAGTTTTCAGGCGCGGCTTTGCCTCACCGAGGATCTGACGCTGACGCCGGGCTTTTTCATGACCGGTAGTCCCAGCGGTCGCAGATTCAATCTCTTGCACTTTTTCCCGCTGCTCTTCCGGGGGAAGTGTGCCAAGCTGGCGGGCTTGGGTAACGGTAACTGTGCCAGCCTCCACCGCTTCTCTGACGGCCTGAGTGGCATCGAGAAGGGAGAGCGTTGCACGAACGGTCTGAACGCTGCAGCCAAACAACACCGCAATGTCGTCCTCATCGAGCCCTCGGTCGAGCGCGTCTGACATTTTTTTAGCCCGGCCAAGCGGTGTATCAGGTCGGCGAATTTCGTTTTCGCTGACCATGTATTTAGCCATCTGATTTGCTGACCCGCGCTTAACAACCCCAGGAACAAGCAGTGGATCTTTGCCTTCTTTCAGACGGAGTTTATTTGCCTCCAGGGTATGTTTTACGCGCTGACGGCCTACAACGACGCAGGTGAGCCCCGTTTCAGGGTCTTTCCAGACGATGATAGGTTCCAGTACACCCAGCTCTTTGATGTTCAGAACCATTCCTTCGTCGATAGGAAGGTGGACCCGTTCATCGTAAAGCGGGTGTGTTTTGTCGGTAACCAAGTGCAGGCTTTCAGGTTCGAACGTTAAAACATTCGTTTTGCCACTGGCGCCGTATACAACCTTTGAGTCTTTAGCCATCAGAGAGCCTCCACGTTACGGAAGCTGGCGGGGCAAATTGCTTTCAAATCGCGCATAGCCTCTAGAACATGCATATTTGTGCGATTCTTGGTGTGTCGCTCGGTCAGACGATCACATTCTTTCGCCCATGATTTGACCTCTGCGAGAAGGGCGTCACGTTCGGTGCGCGTCTGGCGCAGAGCTACATTCGAAACATCGAGGACGGTAGCCAGTTCCTTGATGATTGCTGCCTGTGCTGGTGGCATAGTTTTGGCTATTTCGTACGCCTGTTTAATTAGTTGTTTTGCTGTCTTAGCCATCTTTTGTTCTCCATCTGACGCGCTGCAACGCGTAAATTTAGGGTGCAGCAACCCAACCCATGAGAATGGGTGAATAGCCGGTTAAAATTTCATGCTGATGGGTTAGCCGCCACTGCAATGGCGGCACGTTAGTTCTCCACACAACAAAAAGAGCACTACAGCGTTCTGCCGTTCCATCCTGGCTTTTGGTACCGCAACGGCTGCGAGATGTTTTTTGCATGCCAGCGCTCTTTTGGTTGTGGACTCGTCTCTTCCGAGGAGTCACACCTTTTCGCGTCCGTTGAAAGAAATCTAAAATAATTTAGTTTTTTGGTCAAGGTGAATAAACTAAATATTCTTAGTTTTCACCATCGGTAGAGTAGAGGAAAGGATTAGCGGCGCATCTGGCGGCGGTGTTCGACAACGACACCGATGATGGAAATTTTTTCAACAGCAGAGTTTAAAGCAGCAAAATCAGGGTTTAACGGGACCAATTCGAAAACCTCTTCACCATTTTCATTGACACCCCTTGCGCGGTATTTTTTAAAAGTGGCGTATTCACTACCGTTTTTGGCTACAACATAGTCCCCAGGACCTGGACACAAGTCAGGATCCACAATGATAGTGTCTCCCTCTTTGAACTCTGGCTCCATAGATTTTCCACGTACCTTAAGAGCGAAGGTACCGAACGAATGAGCGCCGTTTGTTAAAATGTAATCCACGGCACCCTCTAAATTACGAGCATCACTTTCAGATGTCCAAGTTCCCGCTTGAACCCAACTTATGATAGGGATCTGCATAGCGCCTAAGTTGCCAGGCGCTACATTGGAGAGTTCCTCTTTACCGGTGAGGAGAAAGTCCTCAGAAACACCAAAATACCGAGCTAATTTTGTCAGAGAGACTCCTCCGGGTATGTTTTGGTCTTTCTCCCAGTATCCAATGGTGACATCTGTCACTCCAACAACTTTACCCAGTTGCTTCTGGGTAAGCTTACGATCCTTTCTTAATGATTTTAAACGACTTCCAAATGTGCTCACTGTGGTTCGCCATGTTATGAAAACTAAATTATCTTAGCTTTAATTGACCTAAATTTGCTTTGGTCTTAATATCTAAATAAATTTAGGAGGGTGTATGACAACAACAGAGTTAGAAACGTTCTTCGGAACCCCCAACAAGGCAGCAGACTTCTTCGGTGTTTCTCCTGAGGCTTTTTATCAATGGCGAAAACGCCCGGGCAGTCTGATCCCAAAAGGTCGCGCTGCAGAAGCTGCATATCGTACTAATGGGCAGCTAGTTTTTCGACCTGAGCTTTATCAAAAGGCTACAGATTCGGCTGCTTGTAAGTAACTACAAAAGGAAAATCAATATGGTAGAGCCAAACCTCAAAGAAGCCGTCAAAGCGATGTGCAAAGCATATCCAGGTGGGCGCGAAGCAATGGCTGGCGCACTGGGAATGACGGTGACGCAGTTTAATAACAACCTTTACGAGAAAAACGGCTGTCGTTTCTTCGAAGTCAGCGAGCTGGAAGCGATGGAAGACATTTCCAACACGTCGTTACTGGCTGACTACTTCGCCCGCCGTCGTGGTGCTCTGCTGGTGGATGTTCCGCACCTGGAAGAACTGGACCGCGTGGACCTGTTTAGCCGGGCAATGCGTACCTCTGCCGCCAGGGGACAGGTTGATCAGATTATCGAAAAGGCGCTTGAAGATGGCGTTATTGAAAGGCATGAGGCCGAAGGGATCATGGTGCATCACCGCCGCCACCTGGCAGCTCGGGAAGAAGAGATTGCCGCAATTATCACGTTATTTTCACGCAAAAAGAAGTGACGCCAGCGAGTTGCAGCTCCTGGCGTCGTGGCGTGTCGTTATCAGTGGAGATTACTAACGCATGAACAGTTTATCAACACAATACCGCAGGTCGCAACTTGTAGCGCGGCCAGTTCCTGGTGGAGCAGGACCGGTGCAGTTCGTGTATGGGGTAAGAGTACCAGGCGGGTTCGAACCTGTCTGCTACCAGTTTGCTCAGTGGGTGGTAGGGGACTTTAACGGCCAGGCGGAGAAAGTATGCGAGAGCTCAACCGATGGTTCAGAGATCACTACGGCGTCCCGGTCAGGGTCATACGCTGGGAGCCCCAGACACAGCGCGTTATATACCTTCGCGAAGGGTATAAGCACGAGTGTTTCAGCCCCCTCGAGCAGTTCAGACGAAAATTCAGGGAAATAGAGGGGTCTTATGAGCCTGTTAATGCCATCAAGGCCGATAGTCATCAATCCTGACCTTGCGTACAGCATCGGCCTGAATGAAGCCATTGCGCTGCAGCAGCTTAACTACTGGCTGCAGGAGACTAACTCAGGGCTGGAGCGTGACGGCGTACGCTGGATCTACAACACGACAGAGCAATGGCTGGAGCAATTCCCGTTCTGGTCTGAATCCACTCTGAAGCGCACCTTCACCCGGCTGAAGAGCCTTGGCGTGCTTAAAGTTGAGCAGCTGAACAAGTCCCAGCGCGACATGACGAACTACTACACGATCAACTACGAGAGCGAGCTTTTAGATGAGGTCAAAGTGACCAAATCGAAGAAGTCAAAATGCGCCGTTCCATCAGGTCAAAATGACACGATGGAAGAGTTCATTGTGAAACGCTCCACCGGGTCAAAACGAACCGCTGTCATCAGGTCAAATTGGCACGATGATCTTACAGAGAATACAACAGAGAGTACTACAGAGATTACAGGTAAAGACTCTTGTCCGGTTGCGCTGCAACCAGACCAGACCGATCCGGCAGATCTCGTTCTGGATCATTTCAATCGGGTAACCAACTCGACCTATGGCAAGGGGGGACGAACCAAAACGACGCTGGGTTATATCCGGGGACGCCTGGCTGAAGATTACAGCCCTGAAGACCTGATGCTGGTGGTTGACTACCTGAACGCGAAATGGGCTCAGGATCCGAAGATGAGCGACTACCTGCGGCCCAAAACGCTGTTTGCTCCCGAGAACTGCGTCGAGTATTTCGACAAGGCCAAAAAATGGGAGGCCGCCGGACGCCCAGCCTGGACTGGCGGCAAGTGGGTTAAACAAGACACGGCGTTCAAGTCCAGTTATTCCGACGTTGATTATTCAGTGCCAGCGGGGTTCCGTTCATGAGCAAGCCATTTCTGAAATGGGCTGGTGGAAAGTATACCCAGCTGGCTGACCTGTTCGTGCTCATCCCGGCAGGGAAACGTCTGATAGAGCCATTTGTTGGTGGTGGGGCGGTATTCCTGAACAGCGATAAGCACGCAGATTACCTGCTGGCGGACGTTAACCCGGACCTGATTAATCTGTATCAGATGTTAGCGGTGGTGCCGGATGAAGTGGAATTAAAGGCCCGCTGGATGTTTGAGCACATGCGGTCACCAGATGGCTATGAGCTGATCCGTTCCGAGTTCAACGCTCAGACGCTGGATGCTACTGAACGCGCAGCTGCATTCCTGTATCTCAACCGGCACTGCTTCAATGGCCTGATGCGCTACAACCAGGCGAACAAGTTCAATGTGGGCTGGGGAGGCTACAAGGCCCCGTATTACCCGATGGATGAGATGAAAGCCTTCGCGGCTATGGCGCATAACTGCGTATTCATGACCGCTGACTATCGCCGAACTATCAGCCTGGCCGGGAAAGGGGATGTGGTTTACTGCGATCCGCCTTACGAACCGATGCCGGGAACAACCGGATTCACCGCCTACGCCGCTGGTGGTTTTCGCTGGGAGAACCAGGTAGACCTGGCGAAGCAATGCGTATCAGCCTTTCACCGTGGGGCTCGGGTAGTGATTTCTAACTCATCTGCACCGAAGGTTCTCGACCTGTACCGGGAGCATGGTTTTAACCTGCAATTCATCAACGCGCGCCGTTCGATCTCCTGCAAAAGCAGTACGCGGGAAGTCGCAAAAGACGTTGTAGCGATCCTTTAAGGGGGCTAAATGAAACTGACTTTACCATTTCCACCGAGCGTAAATAGCTACTGGCGCGCCCCGAGCAAGGGACCGCTGAAAGGCAGGCATCTGGTAAGCGAGACAGGGCGCAAGTTCCAGCAGGCAGCGAGAGCGGCGATTATTGAGCAACTGCGGGCCGTTCCGCGGCCATCCTCTGATCTGGCCGAGGTTCACATAGTGTTGTATCCGCCGGATCAGCGCCGTCGGGATATCGATAACTACAACAAAGTGCTGTTCGATGCCCTGACTCTAACAGGCGTCTGGGAAGACGACAGTCAGGTTAAGCGCATGCTGGTGGAGTGGGGGAACATCGTGAAGAAAAGGAAAGTAGAAATCACCATCCGACGTTTTCGTGCAGTTGCCTGACGTGGAGATGATATGAGAGCACTACTAACCCCTGAGATTGCCCCACGCATGGGCGTTGTTCTGCTTCGCCCAGGTGCTGATCTCATGCCGATGTTCAGGAGAGGGCGGGTACTGATTGAGCCTGCACCGGAAAAATACAGCGACTATGCAACCGGCGTCATCCCTCCAGCCACGCAGCCACTGGCAGAAGACCCGGTTTTGAAGCCAGTATTCGAAAACAAAGATGTCATTCTGCGCGCGGGTGGTATCAGCTCGCTGGAGGCCGAGCTGGAGCGTCGTTTTGAATGCCAGTATCCGCACGGCTCGTGGCACAGCGAAAATTTTACGCTGTTCCGGCATGAGCCTGGCAGCATCCGCCTTTGCTGGGCCTGCGATAACCTGCTGCGTGATCAGTACACAGAGACGCTGGCAGGCATTGCGCGTGAGAACCTGGTATCCTGGCTGATAACGGTCATCCGCTCACAGCTGGGGTTCAACGAAGACCATCAACTGACAATCCCGGAGTTGTGCTGGTGGCTGGTGATAAACAATCTGGCGCACGTAATCCCTGAATCGCTGGCCCGTAAATCCCTGCGATTGCCGGAAATAAAGCATCAACCAGTGATGAAGGAGAGCGATATTGTGCCGGAGCCAGCGGCGAGCGAAGTGGTGCAGAAAAAGATTCTCGGTCTTCGCGTAGATCCTGAAACGCCGGAATCATTCATGCTGCGACCAAAGCGCCGCCGCTGGGTAAACGAGAGCTGGACGCGCTGGGTTAAGTCCCAGCAGTGTGTCTGCTGTAACAAACAAGCAGATGATCCCCATCACCTGATAGGCCACGGACAAGGTGGAATGGGAACAAAAGCGCATGACCTGTTTGTGTTGCCGCTTTGCAGAGCGCATCACGACGAGTTGCACGCTGACACCGTGGCATTTGAGGACAAGCACGGCTCACAGCTGGAGCTGCTGTTTCGATTTCTGGATCGTTCGCTGGCAATTGGCGTGCTGGCATAGTGGAGAACGCATAATGATTAACCCGTCCGAGGTTGGAAAAGCTGGTGAAATGGTCAGGCTGAAAACGCTGGAGGCCATCTGGATTCAAGGGAAGCTGCGCATGTGGGGCCGCTGGTCCTACATCGGCGGCGGTAGCGGTGGAAATATGTTCAACCAGTTACTGGCCTCCGGGAAAGTTACCAAAATAGCCATCAATGAGGCATTACGCCGGATGAAGAAGTCTGGCATATCGAAGCCTGAGCTTGAGGCGTTTTTTCGTGAAATACTCGCGGGGAAAAACAAAAGCGGCCTGGCCTTCTGTACAGACGATGAAGGACTGCTGATTGATAAGGTACTGGGGGCAGTCCTTATTACGGGGGGTCACAAAGAGCTGTATCACCTGCTGGTGGAGCATTACCGGTTACGGAAGAGCAAACGCCGCATAGCGGAAGAGCTCTATGAAAAACATCCCGACTGGTGTTTCATGACCTGTAGACGCAGAGTTGATACGTGGCTTAGTTTGGCAGAATCGATGCTGTACGCACCAATGTGTGACGCATTCGACACAAATGGCGACAGATTTTACTTGCAAAGTGAGCCAGGAACTGCTTGAATTGTGATAGGCTCGGGACGTTAAAGCGAACTGAGCAACCGAACAAAAAAGAAACCCGCCAATGAGCGGGTTTTTTTATTTTACTAACTGAGCAATCATTGATTGATAAGCACAATATGAACCATAAGCAAATATGAAGATGGAACCGGCGCCGCATATACAGGCTACAGCATTTATTGTATGCCCGAGCCAAAGATAAAATTTTTTAGTTCCAAGATATGATGATGCGAAGCAGCACTGTGAGAAATAGGATAAGCCCGAACAAAGTCCGGCCAGAACGACTCCTCCACAGAAAAGATAGAGAGCTGATGCGATAGCAGACGCAGCTTCAGCTGATGAATTCTTGTTCCAAATATTTCCTAAAAAAGCCAACAGAGCGATTGCTGCACCTCCATTCATTATTAGGAATGTTCTGCAAGCATTCGCACCAATACTGATAGCAGCTTTGAAAGACTCTATTTGAAAGCTATTTTCAATTTTCAATATTTCCAATTGGGTGGAGTTTTGATGCTTAATCCCTTCGAGAGTTAAAGCATTAGCCTCTGGCTGCTCTGTCACATCTATTTCTGAAAGATAGTGGAGTAAATTATCGACCGGGATGGTTTCTGAACCTTGTTGCTTTACATCTCTTACATCTTTTTTGATCAATTCCAAAAGTTCTGAACTGGTCATTTCTTGCTCCAGTGTTAAATCAAACGTAAAGATCCTAAGTATACCCTTAGAAGTACACACAGGTATTCAAGTAAATAGAATTTATCTTTCCCCTCGATTGAGAGGACTCACAGCAAAAAGAGGGGGCTAAATGTCCGATCCTGTTTCTGGCACTACGGTAGCTGCTGGCGGGCTGATGGGGGCCAGTATGTTCGGCCTTGCAACTGGCATTGATTATGGCGTGGTATTTGGTGCGTTCGCTGGGGCAGTGTTCTATGTCGCTACGGCGGTAAATATCAGCCGCCTAAAGCTGGTGGGCTACTTCATAACTTCATTCATCTTCGGTGTGATTGGTGCTCCTCTGCTGGGGTCTTACTTCTCAAAGTGGACGGGGTACAGTGACAGGCCGCTTGATGCACTCGGTGCTGTAATCGTTGCAGCCATCGCCATTAAATTGCTGACGTTCGTTAACAGTCAGGATCTGGGTAGCCTGTTTGGGATTCTCTCTCGCTTACGTGGAGGAGGGACAAGCAATGGTAACAAGTGATCCGAGCGCAATCGTCAATGCGGTGATATGCGCTGTAATTGTTGGGGCGTTGATGTTCTACCGGCGCGACGGGTCAAGACACCGCCCCATGATATCGCTGATGGCTTACTTCACTGTGCTGGTTTATGCCAGCATCCCTTTCCGTTTCCTGTTTGGCTTGTACGAGTCATCCCACTGGCTTGTGGTACTGGCAAACATTCTTATCTGCGGCGCGGTTCTCTGGTTCAGGGGGAATATAGCGCGTCTGGTTGATGCACTGAGGCACTAATGAATCAAACACAATTCCAGAAGGCGGCTGGTATCGGCGCCGGGTTAGCTGCGCGCTGGTTTCCGCATATTACAGCCGCGATGAAAGAATTCGGCATCACTGCTCCACTCGACCAGGCAATGTTCATTGCTCAATGCGGCCATGAAAGCCTCGGGTTTAACAGGGTAGTGGAGAATTTCAACTACAGCATCGCCGGGCTTGGTGATTTTGTTCGTTACGGCAGATTAACGCAGGATCAGGCCAATTCCCTCGGACGCAGCCAGTCGGAAACTGTGTTACCTCTGGAGCGCCAGCGGGCTATCGCCAACATTGTCTATAGCAAGCGGTTGGGTAACAACAGGGCAACTGATGGATGGGTTTATAGAGGGCGCGGACTAATTCAAATAACCGGACTTTCTAATTACCGGGACTGCGGCAACGGGCTGAAGGTTGATCTGGTGGCACAGCCAGAATTACTGGAGCAGTCCTCTTACGCGGCCCGTAGTGCAGCGTGGTTCTATGTCTCAAAAGGTTGCTTGAAATATCCGGGTGATCTTGTCCGGATCACGCAGATTATCAACGGCGGACAAAACGGGATTAATAACCGGCGCGCCCGCTTCCTGAAAGCAAAATCGGTACTGGTGGTGTGATTATGGGAATCGAAGCTATCGCGGGGCTGGTGGTTGTCATCCTGGGTGCTATCGCTGGCGCGTTCGGCATTGGTCATGCTCGCGGGACCAGTAAGGCGGAAGCCAAAGCCGATCAGCAGCGTACCGAAGAGAATGCCGCCGCCACCGTCGCCGCGGCAGAACGTAAGGCGGAAGTCATGAAAGGGGCCAGTGATGTACAGCAGACTGTTAGCCATATGCCTGATGACGATGTTGATCGGGAGCTGCGCGAGCACTTTACCCGCCCCGGTAGTCGTTGATACGGCCTGCAGCTGGGTGCGGATCATCTACCTGACCGACCACGATATCGACGTGCTGGATATGCAGACCAAGCGCGATATTCTGGCGCACAACAAAGCAGTGCATGCCAACTGCCATAGCATTACCCCTGCTCATTGAGTTAAATAAATGGCCTCATCCTTGAGGTCCACGGGTAAGTAAACGCAAGGTCTTTTATGTAATGGCTCTTTTAGCCTAGGAGCCAGCCCAGAAACAACAAGCGTAAGCGGCAGATATTTATGATTTTTTTCTGCTGCTCATCCACAGCAAACCAAAAGAGCTACGCAATGAGTGAAGCTAAATACCACAATAAAGAGTTACTGCAATTAGTTGGGAAGCTTAGCAACAATAAATGCCCGCATAGCGGGCATGAATGATTAGCGATTGTCCGGATGAACTCTAGCATTAAGTGTATCAATGAAAGATTGCTTTGAAATTCCTGCTCCATGCTCCCAATTGTTGGCTCGAGCATCCAGGAATACATCCAGCATTCGTTTGTAGATTCCAGCTGAAGGCATATGAGAGTTTTTTATTAAGTCATCACTACCATTGAAACGCCCCATGGTCTTCAAAATACGGCCGATAGTGATATATTTGGTTTCATTGTTTCCATCAAATCCTGGGAAAAGAAGAGAGTTTTTACCATTAAAATTCCTGATCGAAGCAGCAACCTCCGCCTTGTCAGCCTCATTGAAGTTATCGTATGTATAATTGAGGATTTCATACATATCGAAGGTGTCGACAAAAAACGTGACTTCTTCCGGTGTATCTTCACCAGAGTCTAAGTCTGAGTATTCCCAGTCCAGAGCCCAATACTGATCCGACTGTATGGCTTTATAAATTAAATCTGAATTAAAAGAATCTTTAATTTCTAATGCTTTGAAGATTTCACAGAGCATCAGGGTTTGAAGTTTTTCTTGCTGTGTATATTTCATTACTTTACCTCTAGAATTTAACCGCTTAAGCGGCTTAATAAGCATATGTAAATATGCTGCATAAGCAATTGGGGAGAGTAAAACCAAATCTAACTGGAGAGAGCTTTGGCAACGGTTCCTTTCCGAGCATGCAGCAACAAAAGTAAAGTATTACAGCAGCCATTTGTCGAGTGGCTTCGATAATACTCCCACATCGCATAGAGGTAACACATGGCAGAGATCACACCAGCAGAACAGATAAGACTGAACCTGCTTGCCACCCTGAACTACGACACCGCGGCGGCGGCTCAGGCGATAGAGTTCGTTCAGGATAGCCAGCTCAAATATCAGCTGTTCATCCAGCAGTACAGCCGCGTGACAACTGAATCAGAAGTTGTAGCGCGGACCATCAAAGCTGTTCAGGAGTCGACCGAAGCGCTAGCGCTGTTTGATACCAGCGCAGGGCTGGCGAGTTAAGGCATTGCAGAGTCACTTTAAGAGGTGGCTCGATAATGCTTTATTCGGATAAATCATCGCGGTAATCTAAAACCTCCATAACAAAAGGAGGTTGTAATGTTAGAGAGCTATTTCGATCAAGTAGCAAAAGACCATGCAGAGGCAATCAAGCTGAACCAGAGACTTCTTGCTGTTCAGGCGGCGCTGGAAATTGCCAAAGCTTCTGTTTCTTCGACAACAGCAATGGGTGGGGTAAAGTCTGGTTACGATTTAGAAAACGTGACTAAGAAAATAGGTGCATTGGCTGATGCTATTCAAAGTGCTCTTGAAAAATAATCAAGAATCTTACGATTAAATCATCCCAAATTGTTAATTAATATTTAAAAAAAGCCGCATGCGAACGCCTGCGGTTTTTTTATCATGTTTATGGGGAACATATGCCTGCACTAATTCCACGTGCTTGCCGTAAGCGTGGATGCCCTGGTACAACCACAGACCGCTCAGGCTACTGCGAGAAGCACCGCAACGAAGGCTGGCAACAGCATCAACAGGGAAAGAGTCGCCACGAGCGTGGCTACGGTAGCCAGTGGGATATCAGGCGTGCGCGCATCCTGAAACGCGACAACCATTTATGCCAGAACTGCCTTCGCAGCGGGCGAGCTGTCGCAGCAAAGACGGTTGACCACATCAAGGCCAAGGCTCATGGGGGTACCGATGACGATTCGAACCTCGAAAGCCTGTGCTGGCCCTGCCATCGAACGAAAACCGGGCGCGAACGCATAAAGTGATATCGATTCTCATTTGAGGCGAGGCAGAGGGGGGGGCGGGGTCAAATCCCTGACGGCAAAGGCCCAAAGGACCGCCGCCTAACCTTTTTTCACACCGCCGCAGGTTAGAAAACTTTTTTTTGGGGTCCCCCATCCAATGATTAATAGGAGTTTTCGATTATGCCTGGACCACCGAAAACCCCGACACATCTGGCTTTAGTGAAGGGGAACCCATCCAAGCGCCCGATCAATAAGAACGAGCCAAAACCCCCGTCAGGGGTCCCCCCAATACCGAAACATTTCGATAAACAGGGTAAGTACTGGTTCAAGCGTATTGGTGAGGAACTTGATGCCGTCGGCGTGTTGACCACGCTGGATGCTAAAGCGCTGGAGTTGTTGATAGAAGCCTATGTTGAATACCGGCATCACTGCGACACGCTTGATCGTGAAGGTTACACCTATGCCGTCTACAGCGAAGATGATTCAGACGAAGGAGGGGAGCGGGAAATCAGAATGATCAAACCGCACCCTGCAGCAGTCATGAAGGCTGACGCGTGGAAACGGATCAGAGCGATGCTGAGCGAATTCGGCATGACACCTGCCAGCCGATCAAAGGTTGGTGCAAAAGGCCCGGCAGAAGCCGACCCACTGGAAGAATTTCTTAAAAAGCGCAAATGATGAATGGCAACCGTTGCAGATGGATTCCGCTACGCCGAGCGCGTGGTATCCGGCGATATCGTTGCTGGCGAACTGGTGCGTCTTGCGTGCCAGCGGTTCTTTCATGATTTAGAGCACGGCCCGGAGCGCGGTGTTTATTTTGATGAAGGCCGCGCCCAGCACGTTCTCGATTTTTATAACTTCGTCCCCCATGTGAAGGGTCACTTGACCGGCAAGCCGATCGAGTTGATGGACTGGCACACCTTCATCCTGATTAACCTTTTCGGGTTTGTCGTCCCGCTGATAGATGAAATAACGTTTGAGAGCATTCTTGACGACGATGGCGACCCCATGTTTGTGCGTCGCTTTCGTACCGCCTATGACGAAGTAGCGCGTAAAAATGCAAAATCAACGCTTTCGTCTGGCATCGGGCTTTATATGACTGGTGCCGACGGTGAGGGTGGTTCTGAGGTTTATTCCGCAGCAACAACCAGGGACCAGGCCCGCATCGTGTTTGATGATGCGAAGCGCATGATTAAGCTGGCTCCTAAAACACTGGGCCGGTTGTTTGGTAGTAACAAGCTGAATATTCACCAGGAGCGGACGGGCTCAAAATTCGAACCTGTAGCCAGTGATGCGAATAACCTCGACGGCCTTAATATTCACTGCGGGATCGTTGATGAGCTGCACGCACATAAAACTCGTGACGTCTGGGAAGTTCTGGAAACAGCGACCGGTGCGCGCCTGCAGTCCCTTATTTTTGCAATCACCACTGCGGGGTTTAATAAGGAAGGTATCTGCTACGAGCAACGTGATTATGCAATCAAGGTTCTGAAGAACTTTGATAACCCTGACCCGCTTTCAATTAAGGATGACAGCTATTTTGCGCTGATTTATACCCTGGATGAGGGGGACGATCCTTTCGACGAGGCAAACTGGCCGAAAGCAAATCCCGGCCTGGGGATATGTAAGCGTTGGGACGATATGCGCCGTCTGGCTAAAAAGGCGAAAGAGCAGGTGGCGGCGCGTGTCGGTTTTTTTACCAAGCATCTCAATATCTGGGTGCAAGGTGAAAAAGCATGGATGGATATGGCGCGCTGGGAAAAATGCCGTGACGACTGGGACGACTCCACTTCGGCCAACTGGTCAATGTGGCTCGGCGTTGACCTTTCCAACAAAATTGATATTTCAGCTGCAGTTAAAGTCTGGCTTGCTCCAAATGGCGATGTTTATGTCCGCTCCAGATTCTGGATACCTGAAGGTCGGCTGGAGGCCTGTTCCAAGCAGCAGGCGGACCTTTACAGAAAATGGAATCTCGCTGGATTCCTTGAGTTTACCGATGGCGATGTCGTTGACCATGCAGTAATTAAAGAGGAAACGATCGAATGGGCGCGAGGTGACTCGCTGAACGAGTTTGCATACGACCCGTGGAGTGCCACTCAGTTTGCTTTGTCGGTAGCAGCTGAAGGTGTACCAATTGTTGAAGTCCCTCAGACGGTTAAAAACCTGTCTGAAGCAATGAAGGAAGTCGAGGCGAAAATTTACGCCGGGCGTTTTCATCACGATGGCAATCCAGTGATGACATGGATGATGTCAAACGTCACCGTCAAACCAGACAAAAACGAGAATATTTTCCCCAACAAGGCCACGCCTGAAAACAAAATTGACGGTCCTGTCGCGATGTTTATTGCGATGAGTCGCCTGCTTGTTAACGGTGGTGGTGAAGTTGACTTCCTGTCCACTATCGATCCTGACGAAGACCTTTTACTTCTATGAAAACTCTAATCACTGATGTTATCGGGCTTACCGGGTTCGGTTCGCTTGCTGCAGGCGTTTATCTCCAGTTCGGGCTGGCGATGTCTCTGATGATGTCGGGAACCCTGCTACTCATTTATGCGCTGTTAGCGGCAATGAGGGGGAATAATGCTGCTTGATGCTCTTTTTCGCAGTGAACCACTGGAAAACCCGGCTACTCCGATCACGAGTGAATCGGCAGAAACCGATAACGTGTTTGCCCGAGATGTATTTGTCAGCCCGCAAACGGCGATGAAGCTGGCTGCGGTGTATGCCTGTATTTACGTTATCTCTTCGAATATCGCTCAGATGCCACTGCATGTTATGCGGAAAACCAATAACAAGGTTGAAGCTGCCCGCGATCACCCTGTGTTTTACCTGGTTCACGATGAGCCGAATATGTGGCAGACAAGCTATAAGTGGCGTGAGTTAAAACAGCGTCATATTTTGGGCTGGGGGAATGGTTACACCTGGGTGAAGCGTTCCCGTCGTGGTGAAGTTTCCGGGCTGGAATGCTGCATGCCCTGGGAAACGACACTGCTTAACACGGGTGGTCGGTATACCTATGGCGTTTACAACGAAGAGGGGGCGTTTGCCGTCAATCCCGACGATATGGTGCATATCCGGGCGCTGGGTAACAACCAGAAAATGGGGCTTAGCCCAATCATGCAGCATGCCGAGACGATAGGCATGGGGATGAGCGGGCAGGCTTACACCAGTTCATTCTTCAACGGTAATGCGCGACCCGCTGGCATTATTTCGGTGAAAAGCCAGCTGAATGAAGAAAGCTGGGGGCGTTTAAAAAGCATGTGGCAAAAAGCTACAGCTGCTTTGCGCAGCCAGGAGAATAAAACAATGCTTCTCCCGGCAGAGCTGGATTACAAAGCGCTCACCGTTTCCCCGGTTGATGCCCAGATCATTGATATGTCGAAGCTGAATCGGTCGATGATTGCCGGGATATTTAATGTACCGGCGCACATGATTAACGATCTCGAAAAAGCCACTTTCTCAAATATTACGCAACAGGCCATTCAGTTTGTCCGCTACACGATCATGCCGTGGGTAACGAACTGGGAACAGGAACTCAATCGCCGCCTGTTCACCCGTGCTGAACTGGCCGCCGGGTATTACGTCAGGTTTAACCTGACAGGCCTGCTACGCGGGACCCCACAGGAACGTGCTCAGTTCTACCACTTTGCGATCACTGATGGCTGGATGAGCCGCAATGAAGCGCGAGCCTTCGAAGACATGAATCCGGTAGATGGCCTGGATGAAATGCTGGTGAGCGTTAACGCCGCGAACCCCGCAGACGATTTTAAGGCACCTAAAACCGACGAGGAAAAGCCCAATGAATGACCGTGAAACGCGCTGTTACAGCGGGGAGGTCAGAGCCGAGCAACGCACCGATGAACCTACCCGCATTCTGGGCTATGGCTCGGTGTTCAACAGCCGTTCTGAACCCCTGTGGGGATTCCGTGAAATCATCAAGCCCGGAGCATTTGACGATGTGCTGAATGATGATGTTCGCGGGCTGTTTAACCATGACCCCAACTTTATTCTGGGACGGAGCGCTGCCGGGACGCTATCCCTGTCTGTCGATGAGCGCGGCCTGCGTTACGACATTACAGCGCCGGATACGCAAACTATCCGCGATCTGGTGCTGGCGCCGATGATGCGCGGTGACATTAACCAGTCATCTTTTGCCTTCCGGGTATCCCATGACGGTGAAAATTGGTACCAGGACGATGAAGGGATCGTTATTCGTGAAATATCGAAGTTTTCCCGGCTGTTTGATGTCAGTCCGGTGACTTATCCCGCATATCAGGAGGCCGACTCCGGCGTCCGATCGATGAAAGCCTGGCAGGAGGCGCGCGACAGCGGTGCGCTAAAGAACGCCATTAATCAACGAATGGCGCGTGAGCGCCTGCTGACCCTTCTTAACGCGTAAGGAAAAATCATGAAACTGCATGAAATGAAGCAAAAACGTAACATCATCGCCAAAGATATGCGTGCCCTGCATGACAAAATTGGCGATACACCCTGGACCGATGAGCAGCGTACTCAGTGGAACGCTGCAAAATCGGAGCTTGACGCTCTTGATGAGCGTATTGCACGCGAAGAGGAACTGCGCCGCCAGGATCAGGACTATATCCACGAAAACGAGCCGGAACAGCGCCAGCAGCAGAATCGTGATCCAGCAAACCCGGAAGCACAGGCTAACGAACGCCGTGCTGCGGCGTTTAATGCGTTTTTGCGCCGTGGTCTTGGCGAGATGAGCGCTGAAGAACGCCAGGCTTTAAAGGAGTTGCGTGCTCAGGGCACGACGCCGGATGAAAAAGGGGGTTACACCGTACCAACCCAGTTCCGAAATAAGATCGTCGAAGCACTGAAAGATTACGGTGGAATTGCCAGTGTGGCGCAAATTCTGAATACCGCCAACGGCCAGGACATTGACTGGGCAACCTCTGACGGTACTACTGAAGAAGGTGAACTGCTGGGCGAAAACACTGAAACCAGTGAAGAAGACGTGTCTTTCGGCGGTGCAACGCTGGGGGCTAAAAAACTGTCCTCTAAAATCATTCGCGTATCCAATGAACTGCTCCAGGACAGCGGCGTAGATATCGAGGCGTTCCTGGCCGCGCGTATCGCCACTCGCATCGGACGTGGTGAAGCGAAGTATCTGGTATTAGGGACCGGCACCGGCACCCCGCTGCAGCCTAAAGGGTTGGCTGCGTCGGTAACTGGCACCAAAAATACCGCAGCAGCGACCACCTTTACCTGGAAAGAGCTGAACGCACTGAAGCACTCTGTCGACCCGGCATACCGTAACGGTCCAAAGGTGCGCTGGGCCTTTAACGATGCAACGTTGCAGCTGGTGGAGGAAATGGAGGACGGACAGGGCCGCCCGCTCTGGTTACCGAACATTATCGGTGGCGCACCTGCCACTGTTCTGCAAGTGCCGTATGTCGTTGACCAGGCTATTCCTGATATCGCGGCTGGTGCCAAATTTGCCTACTTCGGCGATTTTAACCGCTTTATCGTTCGTCGCGTCACTTACATGACGCTGAAACGACTGGTTGAGCGCTACGCAGAGTACGATCAGACTGGCTTCCTGGCCTTCCACCGCTTCGACTGCGTACTGGAAGATACTGGCGCGATTAAGGCGCTGGTGGGTAAACCGGCATCTGGCGGCTAAGGCAACAATCAGCTTCAACCTCCACCGCTCCGGCGGTTTTTTTATGCCCGCAGTTCGCTGCGGGCCAGGGAAAATATATGAGCACAACGATTGAGAAGTTACGGGCTCAGTGCCGGATTGATATCGACGACACCACGGAAGATGAGGTGCTTACGCTCTATTATGGTGCTGCGCGCCGAAAGGCGGAGAACTTCATCAACCGCCATCTTTATGAAGACGAAGTGCCGGAAACTGATCCTGACGGGCTGGTGATTGCTGACGACATTCTCCTGGCGTTGATGCTGCTTGTCGGGCACTGGTATGAAAACAGAGAAGAGTCGTCAGACGCAGCAAAAACCAGCATCCCATTTGGCTTTACATCACTGATAGAGCCGTACCGCTATATTCCGCTCTAGGAGGAATTATGCAGGCAGGACGATTACGGCATCGCGTCACTATTCAGAACTTCACAATATCAAAAACACCTTCCGGCCAGCCGGTAGAAAGCTGGACTGATGGAAAAACTATCTGGGCCGAGGTTAAAGGGATCAGCGGTAGGGAGCTGCTAGCCGCTGGCGTTGAGCGTGCTGATGCCACCATTCGCGTCTGGGTGCGTTTTCGTACAGACATCTCAGCTTCTTCCCGTTTGAAAGTACTGAATGGCCCATACAAAGATGCGGTCCTGAATGTCACTGGGCCTCCGGTTCCGGATATAAAAGGTACCCGGCTGGAAATTCTCTGCAAACAGGGGACCGAAAAATGATTGATGTGAATCTGGATTTTTCCGGGTTGCAGGATATTGCCCGCGATCTGCAAACGCTCAGCAAGGCCGAAAATAATAAAGTTCTCCGGGAGTCGACCCGTGCTGGTGCCGAATTGCTCCGCGAGGAGGTGATTGATCGCGCTCCTGAGAAATCCGGAAAACTGAAGAAAAACGTTGTTGTCGTCACCCAGAAAAGTCGCCGTCGCGGTGAAATTTCATCTGGGGTGCATATTCGTGGCGTTAACCCGCGAACGGGGAACAGCGACAATACAATGAAGGCCAGCAACAAGCGGAATGCGTTTTACTGGCGCTTCGTGGAGTTGGGAACATCTACAGCGCCTGCACATCCGTTTGTTCGCCCAGCTTTTGATACCCGCATGGAAGAAGCTACGCAGGTGGCGATGCAGCGGATGAATCAGGCTATCGATGAGGTGTTATCAAAATGACAGAGGATGATCTCTATGACCTGCTGTCGACGCTGGCAGACGGGCGGGTTTATCCGTATGTGGTGCCGCTAGGCAGCGACGGACTTCCTGCAGTTTCCACTCCCTATGTCATTTTCTCGATACCGACTGATGTTGCCGGGGATGTTTTCTGCGGCCAGGCAGAGTCGACACTGCGCATTCAGGTTGATGTATGGGCTGAAACGAATGACGAAGCCAGAGCGTTACGCCTGGACGCCCTGGCTCGCCTGCAGGTTCTTTCACCTGTCGAGGTGACAAAAATTCCTGGCTACGACACGACAACCCATCTTCATCGGGCAACCCTCGAAATAACGGTC